GAATCATCCCCATTTCCGTGGTGCGATTCTCCGCGCGTCTTGATGCCTGCATGAGCTGCAAGTAATCTACGATCACCAGATCCAGGCCCACGTTTCGTTTCATCTTGCGCGCTTTCGCCCGCATTTGGTGAATCGTGATGCTCATGCCGTCGTCGATGTGGAGATGCGAGTCACGCAACTGGCCGAGCGCGTCCGTGAGTCGCGGATATTCCGCGTCCCAGATTTGCCCGGTTCGGATGCGATGGCCGTTCACTTGCGCGGCTGTGCCGATGAGACGTAATCCGAGCTGCACGCGCGACATTTCGAGACTGAAAATCGCCACGCGCGATTGTGATTTGCTCGTCGCCGCGAAGAACGCCGCGTTCAGTGCCAGCGCTGTTTTCCCCATCGACGGCCGAGCCGCGATGAGCACGAGATCGCCTTTTTGCCAACCGCAGGTGATGTAATCTAGGTCGGTGAGTCCGGTCGGCACGCCATTAATCGGCCCTTTGCGCGCGATGAGTCCGTCGAGCACGGGAAAGAGTTCGTGCGCGAGTTCAGGCGCCGGCACGAGCCCTTCGTTCGTCGCGTGCGCCGCGATGGCGAACACGTCCTGTTGCACCGAGTCCAGCACGGCGGCTGAGTCGTCTGAAGCGTCGTAGGCGCGTTCTACCGCTCGCTGTGCGGCTACTATGATTTCCCGCAGGATCGCCTTATCGCGAATAATCTTCGCGTAGGACGCCACGTTCATGCCCATCGGGAGCCCGTCTACCAGGCCCATGAGATACACCACGCCGCCGATGTTCTCTAGCTCGCCTGATGCCGTCAAGGCTTCGCGAAGTGTGAGCGGGTCGATTGGCTCACGTCGTTCGCTGAGTTGCAGCATCGCACTGAAAATCCTGCGATGCGCGTCCCGATAAAAATCCATCGGGTAGACTTTCTCGACAGCCGCATCCAATGCCGAATTATGGAGCATCACGGCTCCCAATACAGCCCGCTCTGCTTCGAGATTTTGCGGCAGGGCGCGGTCATGATTCAACGGGACGCCTCGCATTCGCCGCTCGGAGTTCATCGACCGATGGCGGTTGTGCGCGTCCGCCGCTGACGAGTCGTCCGTTGCCATTGCCGGCCTTTGGTGGGGCAAGTTCCTGGCGCCAGAGTTCGTCCTCAAACCACTTCCGCATATTCGGGATTTTCTTCGCGACAACCCACTGCTCTGAGCGCTTGTGCTGCTCCAGACGCGCTAGGAGCGCGACGTAATCCCCAAGAGCCTTTACGGCCGATAGGAAGCCCTGCTGGGCCATCCACCCGCCTTGCCGTCGTTCGGCTGGGTAGGCGCTTTGAAATTCAGCGAAGCATTCATCGAGCGGGCGATCTAGCTCTGGTTTTTCACAAACGGGACGGGACGGGACGGGACGGGACGGACGTTTGGAATCCGCATGGAGTCCGCTTGGATTCTCTTGGGAATCCGCTTGGAATCCTTGTGGATTAGGCTTAGAAGCCGACCGTTTACGGATACGGTCTGCTTCTTGCTTAAGTTTTACCTGTTCTGCGGTTGGATTGAAATCATGGAAGTCGTGAATGCGGAATCCGCCCTCAGCTTCATGCCATAATCCAGCCGCAACAAGGCGCGCAGCCTGTTCGGTTACGTTTTGAATGGGAACAATGCTTATTGTCGGTAGAGATTGAATGCTAACAAAGCCATCCGTCAGGTATTCGCTTGCGTAGCAGTTACCACACAGCCACAACCAGGCTGCGTCTACGGTAAGCGAGCGAAACTTTGGATGGCGCGGCAGGCCATCGTCAATGCGAACCCACATGGCGTTAGCGTCCGACCTCAATGTAGCGAACCGTGGCCGCGAGTAGTTTTTCGTCTTCACGGTAAGGCTCGTAAATGCAGTGTTCGATCCATGCGTGACAGTCATTGCAGGTATCGAGTCTATACTCGGCTTTGATGCTCGGCCCGATATTGCGCCGACCTATTCCGCCCATCAGATGATGGTTCTGTCGTGCGCGTCCCTTACATCGCTTCTGAATGATCTCAGAAGTCTCAGGACGATGCGTCACCAGGATCACTTCGCAGCGTCCTCCGCTTCGCACATGGCACTTCTGCCGCTCTCGCCGATCTTCCGCATCGCGTTCCGCACGGCGTTCGAGTTTCTCGAGACGGCGTGGCGTCGGCTTCGCGTATGCGAGTTCCGGCGTGTTAGCGGCTCTCACTACTCGCTGTCCTTCTTCTTCGCCCAACGATTTGACTTCGCTTTCGCCGGCCGCTGACAGCTCGCGACGAAGATCTTCACTTCACTGCCAAAGTTCACCGGCTGGACCGTGCTGACGAACCAGCGATCGGCAACACGTTGTTCCAGGTAGTCGTTCGCTTCTGCGATCGTGACGAACGCGGTTTCCCACTTCATGCGTCGGCCTTAATGCCGTAGAGCGCGAGCGCTTCGGCGGGTGTGTGAACAATGGGAATCGGCGCCTTGAAACGCTTCTCGCGCATACGTTGCTGGCGTGGTGTCAGTTCTTGCGAGTGGTCGGCTTTCTTCTTCCGCACGTCGTTCCCGCTTTTTACTTCCATCGGGAGCCATTGGTAGGACTTGGATTCGTTGTCCCATCCGTAACAGAGCACGTCGCCGGGATCTGGCATCAGGTAACAAGTGATGCCGTTAGCCTCGAGCGCTTCCACGATCGGCTTATGCACCACGTCTTGACGAGCCGCCCATCTCATAGCGTGCCGGCGCTTTCCGCAGAGCGCTTGCCTGTCTCTACGTCGGACTTATCCGCGATCAAGTTGTCGCGGACTTCGCCGGCTGGCCTTTGAAGATACGTCACAGCACCATCCCCGCACGTCGTTCCGTCTGAATCGCCAACACGAAGGCAATCACGGCCGCGCGCGACGTGGGGAAGTCTTCGTCATGTAAGTGAGACTCGACGGCTTTCAATGTCGATACGGCCGATTCTACAACATCTGGAGCCTTGCTTTCGACTGCGGACAGGCTCCGCGTGCCGAATAGCGCTTCTAGGGCGGCTATCCGGCACGCTTTCATCCCCTCTGTTTGCCCTCCCCAGAGGACATCAAGGGACGCTTTCAACTCTTCCATCGCCACGGTGATACGGCGTGATCGTTCCGCAAAGGAGGATTCACCTTGTGGGGGTTGGAAGAGATCGGCGCTCGTGCGTGTAGAAAACACGCGCGGCGTTCGATTAATGGTGAGTTTGTCGAAGTGCGGACGGAGTGCCTTGAAAACACTCTCAAAATCACCAGCCTGGTAGTCGTTCAGATCCCGAAACGAGAAGTGCAGGCCGTTCAGGATCATCATCCTGTCTTTCAGGACGTGAACCCAGTGCTGGTTGGAGCCGCGTTTTGATCGGGACTTCTTGTCGCGCGTGCTCGCATCGATCGACTCCATCTCCAGCAGCAGATTCGGCTCATAGCCTGCGTCTGATTCGCCGCGCATCTTTGAGCCGAGACGAACCTTCGTCGCATCGCCGTTCTCGTCTTCGTCGTCTCCCCACACCCAACCTAGCCTCCCACCGAGCACGATATGCAGCGGTGACTGGCGCATCTCGCGCACCCATTCAGCCCAGAGCCGATAGAGTTCTTCGCGGATCGGATACGGCAACTGTCGGCCTTGCAGGTTCGCCTTGGCCTTGACGGCTTCCACCAGCTCGGCATGCACAGCCGTGTAGTTATCGACAAGGTAAGCACAGCAGCCGACGCTCTCGGCTTCGGCCAGTGCTTCGCGCATCTCCACGAACGATCGCGCTTTGGCCTGCACGAGCGGCACGCCTTCAGACTCAAAGACGCGCGATAGAAAGTCGCTGGCGTCTTCGGGGTCCAGAATGGCGACAGGCGCGTGTTGGTGATATGTCTTCGATAAGCCGATGGCAATCAGCGCCGACGTAAGGGATTTGCCGGAACCCTGAGGCCCAAACACCCCTATTTTTGCCGCAGAAGGCGTAGAGGAAGCAGGATGCAGGAGCATGGCTACCAGCCTCCAGCTTCGTTAAGACGGCGCGCGAACATCAGCAGCGCATCGAACACGAATCGTTCGAGATAGATCGTGTTCGTAACGACGATCCCATTCTCGGTGGTCAGGACGACGCTGTAGCCGTCATAGGTGGCATACACTCCGTCGCCCAAATACGTGCGTGAGGCTTGGGCTTGCGTCGGCGTCGATTCTTCGGTAGGATTCTTCTCAGACATGCCGTGAATGTCCTTTCACGTTGCGTTGTTTAGACCACTCAGCGTCTCACTAACGCTCAGCGGTCGAAAGTGCAAAGCCGAGTGCGAATGCCCGCATTCGGCTTTTCCAGTCTTTATACACCCAAGACCTGAATACTGTCAACTACTTCGCCTTGCTACGGCGCTTAGTGGTGTTGAGGCGAATAGCCAGCAACGTTCGCGGGATGGCAGTAAAGTTCGGGCACGCGAGTAGGCTATTGAGCCGCTGTAGTTCAGAGCGAATGTCCATCAACACGGCGGTATTCACGCGTTCCCATGTTGGAACGTCACCGTCTGCATTGGCGACATTCCAGTTGACGTTCTGCTTGCGCCTGTCGATCATGCATGCTCCTTAATCCAGCTCCACTTCAACCACAGAGACAGAGAAGCACCGACCGCGAAGCCAGCCATCACATCAGACTCGAAGGCAACGGCGGCGAGCGCGACGAGTAACCAGAAGATAGCGATGGCATGGCGCGGCTTCATTTCTTCTCCTTCGTCAACTTCAAACTATCGGCAGCTTGCAAGATGGCAAGCAGCGGCGGCAGGCGAAGATGGTCTGACGCGCTCACAACAAATCCGACGACGTAGACGCAGTTGCGGCGCTTCGCCACGCGCACTCGCGACGGCGAGCCCGTCACTGTTCGCCAGCGGCCGACACGATGCATGGCATCTTTCTCGTCCTGCGTCAGAAGATCCAGCGAAGCGGGCCAGCCGAACACGCGGAGCCTCACTTGGCCTTCTCCTTCGTCAACTTAAGTCCATCGGCATACATCTGAAACAACTTCAGGCCGAGCGCCCGAAGCGAGATGCGGTCCTCGAGCGCGCGCCGTTTCACGCGGTGCCAGAGGCCATCGTCGAATTTGCGGAGCAGGTAACTTGCCACGGGAGGCAGATTAGCACCGTAGTCTTGCCATGTCAAGCAATCTCTGGTAGGCTGTTCGGCATGAGTGAAAAGTCAGTCGAGTTTGGCGGCTACGACGCGGTAACGCCCATACAGCAGTCGGAGGCGTGGCTCCAAGAGAATCACGTATTCTGCTCGAAGTGTGGCGCGCGCATGAAGAAACGCTCTGAGGTAATCTCGTATAGTCAGAAAACGGGCGTGGCGAATGAGTCCGTATATTGGGACTGCGAGCGCGCGACGGAGCGGCATCCAGTGAAAGACCATTGGAACTTCGGCGTGTCGGCTATCAACCACGACCGCGTTTACATCCACAGACCATGAATGAAACCGTCTTACTCGTAGAACCCGTAGGAGACAATCTCAATGGGAGACTCCGACCCTACGTGCTTACCGGCATTGTGGATCGGATGATCCTGGAGAAAACCACGCATGAGTTCGGGGAAGTGGTGCGAACGTGGGTCTGGCAAGGCGAGCGCGATCTTGCGGCAGGGTATCGCATCTTCCGCGAACAACTCGCGCCAGTGGAGGACGAGAAAGAGAATCCCGTGTTCGATGAGCTGAGAGTGAAAGAGCCGTTGAAGTTTGGAGTGGATGGGCAGACGTTTGGAAAGATGGCAAAGCGCTATGGCAAGAAATAGCAAAGACCAATACGGCGACGAACTATCTGAGCGTCTGAAATACTGCGGTTGTGGACTGCCTGAATCGGCGCTGGAGCTAACCCGTGAAGTGCTCGCGACGATAGACGCGCGGTGGTCAGTGGGGGATCATTCAGATGAGGCATTCGCGGAATACCGCACGCGCATGACGGAACTCTTGCCATCGGACGGCATCGAATACGTTGTGCTGTATCACTTGGATTCGGTCGATATGATCGAGCACGGCGGAGGCGTCGGCGGCTCATGGCTGACGCGCGAGGGCCGAGATATGTTGCGCGACCTAAATACATGGGCCGCGATGCCGGATGGTGACGACGAATGACGATGCCAGTCCAGAAACCCCATCGAAGTAAGCAGAACTACGCGACCCCAGAGAACTTCATCGAAGCCATTCAGCGCAGGTTGAAGATCGCTGCGTTCTCGTTCGACTTCGCGGCCGACGCGACGAACGCGAAAGCTGATCACTGGTGGACGGAAGCGAACGACTCGCCGAATCAGACTCCGCAAACATGGGTCGCGTCGGCGGCTGGTGGATTCGGTTGGTTGAATCCGCCTTTCACGAACATCGAGCCGTGGGCGCGACGGTGCTCAGAGATGCGACTCATGGGCGGCAGAGTTGCACTGCTCGTGCCGGCGTCGGTTGGCGCGAACTGGTTTCGCGATTATGTAGACGGTCACGCCTACGTCTTGATGCTGAACGGAAGACTCTGCTTCATGCCTGACAAGCCGGGATGGTTGTATCCGAAAGACTGCATCCTGTGTCTCTACGCTCAAACGATCAAACCAGGATATGAAGTCTGGGACTGGCGGAGAGATATTCCGAGCGAGAGAGTGGCCTAATGAGTTGGCGAGACAAGTTACTGGAGCGGCGGCAGACTGTTGGAAGGGACGCCGGCAGTCGAGGGCTTGATGTGTTCAAGGATTACGAGTCACGCACGTATCGCATCTTCACAAAAGAAGGCATTGACGATTCTGGTAGAGGCCAGTCCGTGTCATCGTGCGCGTGCGTTGATCTGACGATCGAAGAGTTTCGTTCTCTCGTCATTGAGTTAGGAGAAATAGCGACGAAGCATAAGCCGTGGCCTGCGAACGACGATGAGGGCGACGAGTGAACGAGCACCTTCCACGCAACGCCGAAGGCGATAAGCGCCGCGCGCCATATCGCAAGAGAAAGATAGACTGGAGCGACAAGGCGCAAGTAGCGGCCTATTATCGAGCATATCGGTCTGAGCGGCCGGATCAGATGCGGGCTATGGAGAGCCGCTGGAGAAAGGGTAATAAAGAGAAAGTAAATGCGATACGCCGACGTTACCGCCATAAGTATCCGGCGAGGGCGAAGGCATGGACGATAAAGTCTCGTTATGGTCTTTCGCCCGAACAGCTAGAGGCCCTAGGGAATATATGCCACGCATGCGATGTTCAGCTAGAAGCGCGCGGCAAGCGCAGGAAGTGCGTCGATCATTGCCACGACTCTGGCCGAGTGCGCGGCGTGCTCTGCGCTCGATGTAACTTCTCAGTTGGTTTGCTGGATAACGATCCAGAGAAAGCGCGAGCGTTAGCGGCATATCTTGAGCGAGGCATAAATGCCGCCAGTTGATTTGCCGCGCGATGCCGAAGGGCGCGTGCGATTCGTCCCGCCAGCCGGCCTAACGAAGTGGCCCCCTGTTCTGCAATGGGACGAAGTCGCGTGGTCAACGTGGCTTACACAGCACGGCTGGTCTCCAGAAAAGATCGCCAACTACATCGACAACGACCGATTCAGATACGGCATCGGCCTCACGCCTTCAGGCGAAAAGGCAGGCCCGCACAATGCCTATGAGACGGGCGTCAAGTGGCTCTACTTGCCAGTGCCAAAGGCTGTGCTCCTGCACGAGACGAAGCACACAGGCATCCCAAATATCCTCTTCGGAGGAGCAGTCGGCGGAACCAAATCAACAGCAGCGCGAGCGGAGGCGACTAGCGAGTGCCTATTTTCTGGGAAAGAGAACTATCGCGCGCTCGTCATTCGTCGCGAACTAGAAGAACTTCGCCGGACGCACTTAGACGCCATCGCATCAGAAGCGACGAAGATTTGCGAAGCGCTCGGAGACGACAAGGCGGTGAAGGTAACGGCGCAGCCGCCAGTCGCGACGTTCCTGCGGACTGGCGCTAAAATCGTCTTTGGTTTCGCGGCTTCGCCCGGTGACGAACTGCGGTATCTGTCGGAGAATTACGATCTGTTCATTGGCGACGAAGCCTCACTCTTGCAGTGGAAGCAGATCATCGCGATTGCCGGGCGCCTACGAAACGATCCGAAGCTGAATACCGTGGCGCGCATGATTCTCGCTACGAACCCCGGAGGGCCATCGCATCAGGATTTGCTCAACCACTTCATCCTCAAAAACGTGTCAGCGGAAGAGAATCCAGGCTACCTAGCCAGCGACTACACGTTTATCAAGAGCGTTTTGTATGACAACCCTTTTCTTATGAGCGACTTGGGCGACTACTGGGAATATGAGAAGCGGCTGCTCGCGCATGAGCCGGAACGACGGAGACAGTTACTCGAAGGCGACTGGTCGGCTATCGTCAACGCATTCTTTCCCAACTTCAACCCCGAAGTTCATGTGCAGGCGTTCAAGTGAACAAGCTAACCCAATGGAGAGACGTGCAATGGTTTCGATCCCTCTGGTATGGATCTCGGCATGTCTGCTTATTATGGTGGGCTATCTTACCGAACGGGGCGCTGCATGTGTGCAAGGAATTGATTGCCGAGAGAGGGTTGATCTCCACGCTCTCGCGCGACATTCGACTCGCGACACGCGGACTCGGACTCTACGAGACACAAGACGAGAAGTATCCCGAACTCCCATTCGTCAGATATACGGTCGGATGGGAAGTCGCCATGCGCGGCAAGTCACGCGACAAGGAAGGGGAGACACGGCTCGATACCTTCCGACACAATGGGATCATGATCCGAGAAGTCATGCACGACGAAGCGCAAGGGTGGTCGCGCGTGGCCGAATTGCTCGGGACATTCCCAGACGGCAGGCCAATGCTCACCATCGCGCCGTCATGCGTGCATCTTGTCCGAGCACTCACGAACGCCGTCAGCGATCCGAACGACCCTGAATTGCTGATGGAATCGACCAACGATCAACCGTTGCGAGCGTTGAGACTTGGGGCGATGTCTCGGCCAGCGCCGAAGCCATTTGAGCCGCCGCCACTTCCCAATAAAGCCGTAGGGCATCTGTTGAACGAATGCCGAGCAGCATTAGAACCAAGTGGAGGGATTGAATGGATATAGAGCAGACCGAGTCCATCACAACAAAGTTTGATCTGATCCGGGAAAAACTAGAGCACGCAAAGCGAGAAACGATACTGTCTCTGAACTGGTATGCCTTCACCGTTATGACAGTCGCAGAACGCACGCGCTTACCAATTGACGGGGATTGGGTTGCGCGTCGTTGGTGGTTCGTGTTGACGCCTACCGACAAGCCGAGCGAGTCCGCTATTGCATAGCGTCTGCTATTTTGGGACACTCTACTATGTATAGTCCCTGAATGGCGCCAACCTCCAAATCTATTCCTCTGCCGTCTGAAGGTGTCGGATCTGCCGACTACTGGAAAGGCCAACTCGATTGGGCTGCGGACGTTCGTAAAGACAACCTGAAAGAGTGGCGACGGAACGCGAACGCCTACCGTGAGAAGCTGAAACCGCCGCGCGCCAATGGCGTGCGAGTCCCTGTTGAATTTGAAAAGACGGAGCAGAAGCGGCATCAGTTGTTCTACAGAATGCCAGCGCTGAAGCTCCGCGCGCATCCCAGAACCGAGCGCGAAGCACAGCCGACCGAGCCAACCCTCCCGCCAGAACAGCAGCAGCCGCGCGATCTGAAGAAAGCCATCGCGATTTTCCGCGAAGTCTTGTCGCTGATTGTCGGGCCGACTGGCGCGAACATGAAGCCGTCAATGGATCAGTTGATCTTCGACGTGCTGTGTCCATCAGGGATTGCCTTTGCGAAAGTAGGCTACGAGCGGCATACGGACGGACAGGTGCCAATGGAGACGGGCGTGATGTTGCCCGATCCCAACTTCGTGCAACCAGGGGCGATG